CCAGAAATGGGAACAACTGTTGAAGAGCGCTTGGACGATTCAATCAAAAAGTTTCTTGGAATGGGCAAGGATAAATTCCCTAGCACCAAGAAGCCAGAAAATGTTTCAGGCAAGCGGGATGAGAAGCCGCAAAACTAATTACCATGTATGTCGCAATATATTTCCAAAAAAGAGCTTGTTAAAGAGATTGTTAAGTGCGGCAAGGATCCAGTTTATTTCATAGACAATTATTGTAGAATTGCTCACCCATTACGTGGGCAAATCGCATTTAAAACTTGGGATTTTCAACAAGATCTTATTCAGAAGTTCAACAACTACCGCAATAATGTTATTTTAAAATCCCGACAGATGGGGATCTCTACAATCACAGCCGCATATGTTTCGTGGATGTTATTGTTCCACCGCGATAAAAACATTCTCGTAATCGCAACCAAATTTAGTACAGCCGCCAACCTTGTTAAGAAAGTAAAGGCAATGATAAAGACACTTCCGCCTTGGTTCGATCAAATAGCAACAATCGCAATTGATAACCGTTCTTCATTTGTTTTGAACAACGGTTCAGAAATAAAAGCATCTTCAACTTCTACGGACGCTGGTCGTTCGGAAGCACTGTCCCTTTTGGTAATTGACGAGGCAGCACACATTGAAGGGTTTGATGAATTATGGACGGCACTTCAACCTACGATGGCTGCGGGTGGGCGTTGTATTGCTTTGTCTTCACCTAATGGCGTCGGCAATTGGTTTCATAAAACTTATATTGCTTCCGATGCTGGCGAAAATGATTTTCATCCAACCAAACTTCATTGGACACTTCACCCCGAGCGAGATCGCACATGGTTTGAGGAAACAACAAGAAACCTTTCCAGAAGAAAGATAGCTCAAGAGTATGAATGTAATTTCAATGCTTCTGGTGAAACTGTTATTCACCCCGATGATCTAGATAAAATGGTAAAAGCATGTCTCGATCCAAAACATCAAACAGGTTTTGATAGAAACTTTTGGATTTGGGAAGAGTATAATCCAGAAAACAAATACTTACTTGTTGGTGATGTTTCGCGAGGAGATGGAAATGATTATTCTGTTTTCCACATATTCAATACAAACACAATGGTTCAGGTTGCTGAATATCGTGGAAAACCTACGACGGACTTATTTGCAAGAATTTTGTTCGACGCAGGAAAAGAATATGGAAACGCAATGCTCGTGGTCGAAAACAATAACATCGGCTTTTCAGTATTGGAAAAACTCATTGATGCCGGTTATCCAAGTTTATATTACTCTACTAAGGGAACTCATGAATATCTTGAACAATACGAAGCAGAAAATGTTTCAAACTCTGTCCCAGGTTTTACAACCTCACAAAAAACACGCCCACTCATTGTAGCCAAACTAGAGGAGTTCATTCGTAATGGACTAATTACTATAAATTCTACAAGAACTTATCAGGAGCTTAAAACATTTATTTGGAAAAACGGAAGACCAGAAGCACAAAGAAGCTATAATGATGATTTGGTTATTTCATTGGCAATTACTTGTTGGGTTAGGGATACGGTATTAGAAGAGAATACAAGAGACTTACAATACAAGAGAGCATTCTTAAATTCAATGGTTACTTCGAACACAAAATTAAATACGACAATTCCTGGTATGCAAGGCTACAAAAAAATCGAATCTTTTGATAGAATGAACGCAGCGAAACAAATGTATGATGAGTTTGGATGGATAATGAAAGGATAAAGAATGGCAGATCAAAAAAGAAATATAAAGAACTATAATAATCCGCTCTTTAAGGCACTTACTAGATTGCTTTCAGGGCCAATTGTTGATAGGCAAAAACAAAACCCAAGGCAACTAAAGAGGTGGCAACTTAACAAATATAAATTTGCTTCAGCCGGTGGTTTAAGCTTCAAGAAAGCATCCTATGACCCTTTTGATAATTTAAGATCGGCTACTTACCAAAATATCAACCGAGCGGAGAGATACCTCGACTTTGATCAAATGGAATACACGCCAGAGATTGCGTCAGCCATTGACATCTATGCCGATGAGATGACCGTATCTTCTCCACTACAGAAGGTTTTACAAATCAACTGTCCAAACGAAGAAATAAAAGAAGTTCTAAATCAGTTATTTTATAATGTACTGAATATTGAGTTCAACATTTTTGGCTGGTGTCGCTCAATGTGCAAGTTTGGAGATTGTTTCTTATATCTTGAACTTGACGAAAACCTCGGGATTCAAAGCGTTATTGGGCTCCCTCCGCAAGAGATCGAACGCCTTGAGGGTGAAGACAAAACAAATCCAAACTATGTTCAGTTTCAGTGGAATAGTGGCGGATTAACATTTGAGAATTGGCAAGTCGCACAATTTAGAATTCTTGGTAATGATAAATATGCTCCTTATGGAACTTCTGTTCTTGAGGCTTCACGACGTATTTGGCGACAGCTTACTTTACTTGAAGATGCTATGATGGCATATCGTGTGGTTCGCTCACCAGAACGAAGAGTTTTTTATGTTGATGTCGGCGGCATCCCAGAAAAAGAAATCGAACAACACATGCAAAAGATTGTAACGCAAATGAAACGCAATCAAGTTATTGACGCAACTACTGGTCGTATTGATTTACGCTATAATGCCATGAGTATTGATGAGGATTATTTTATTCCTGTGCGTGGCGGAACATCCAACACAAGAGTCGAAAGTTTGCCTGGTGGGACATATACTGGCGATGTTGATGATGTAAAATATCTTCGCGATAAGCTGTTTTCAGCATTAAAAGTTCCGCCATCCTATCTTACTCAAGCAGAAGAAGGCGGCGAAGAGAAAACAACTCTTGCACAAAAGGACGTTCGTTTCGCTAGAACCATTCGAAGACTTCAGCGTAGTGTAACTGCCGAGCTGGAAAAAATAGCAGTCATTCATCTTTATACTTTAGGCTATAAAGGAAAAGATTTGTTATCTTTCAAGCTCGACTTAAATAGTCCATCCAAGATCGCGGAACTCCAAGAGCTTGAGCACTGGCGAACAAAGTTTGAGATTGCTGGAGGGGCAACAGAGGGATACTTCAGCAAACGATGGGTAGCTAAAAATCTTCTCAATCTTTCTGATGAAGAGATTGTCCGCAATCAACGCGAGATGTTTTTTGATAAGAGGTTTGACGCCACACTTGAGGGTATAGCAGAAGAAGTCGCAGGAGAAGGAGAGATGGGTGATATGGGAGGCGATATGGGCGAAGAAGAATTTGACGAAGAGCCCGAAGACGAAGAGCCCGAAGAAGAAGAAACGCTTTTGGCTGAACCCGGTAAGCGAAATACTGGGATTCGATGGCGTACACAAAATCCAAAACCACACCATACTCGTAAAGACAAAGGAAAAAAATACATGCCAGAAAAACACGATAGTCGTAAAGAGTCAGGACGCAGGAAAAGCATGATGGCTAGTGTCAATTCAGAAAAAACAAGCAACACCAAGAGAAATGTTCTTCCTGGCATGGAAGGGTTCGCACAACTTTACAAAGGTATAGGCATAAACGAAGTGGAAGATACTAATTATATTAACGAAGCTCAGGAAGAAACAAAGGTTCTTGAGAATAGTGTTGAAATTAGAAAGATTATTGAGAATTTACAGAAAAGAGACAATAAAGAAAATGACAAAGTTTAAGCACAATAAAAAAAGAAACACGGCTTTCTTGTATGAAACTCTTGTTTTGGAATTAACTAGAGCAATCCTAAAGTCTGATATTGATTCAAAGAATAAGATTATGTCTTTAATCAAAGAGGCGTTCAGTCGCAATAAAGTATTGTATCGAGATTTAAAGCTTTACCATTCCTTATCTCAAACAAAAAATCTCAATATTAGAACAGCGGAAAAGATCTTAACGGAAGTAAAAAATACTCGGAAGGACATTGATAAAAAGAAATTGCTTTCTGAACAAAATAGCCTAGCTAGAAAAATAAAGAAGTATTTGTCTGATGATGTGCTTTCCAATTTTGTTCCAAACTACAAAACACTGGCTACAATTTCTCAGATTTTCAATCAACGAGCGCCCATCAAAACAAGAGTTCTTTTGGAAAATGAAATCATCGGTCAAATGTCTATTTCTGATGAAGAGGCGGAAAAACAAAAGATGGTCCCGATGGATAATCTAGTTTATAAGACTTTTGCAAAGAAATTCAATAAGGAATATTCCAACGGACTTCTTAAGGAACAAAAAGAATTGCTCTCAAAATTCGTTTCCTCTTTTACGGACAATGGACTTCAACTAAAAGTATACTTAAATGAAGAAATCAAACGACTTAAAGCGATTCTAGACAAATCTTTACTAATTGAAGAATTTGTGGCTGATGAAGCTATGCAACAAAAAGCCAAGAGCGTGATTTCAATTCTAGAGTCCTATAAACAACGAAAACCAGAAAAAGAAATGGTACAACAAGTAATTAAAATTCAAGGACTGGTAAGCGAGATTAGAGAAAATGCCACCAATTAAAATAAATATAACTCCCGACGCTGGCGCAGCCGAAATCAAGGAAAAAGAAGAGCACAAGCCTTTACAAATTTCCTTAAATGCTCGCAAGACTCTTGACGGTAAAATTATGGTCATGGATCATCGTGACATAGATATTATTATTGATACGGCAAGTAAAAAAATTATCACTTTTCCAAAAAGTGTAATGAGCGATGAAGTTTATGAAACGCAAGACAAATATTTTCGTTACCTAGCAGAAAGAGGCATTGTCGAAAGAAACTCAATTCATGGCGGCGATGTGTATGCCAGTATTCAAGCAGAATACCCCGAAGCTGTAGATGAGAACGTAAGCCCTGCCCAAATTGTATTGCTATCAACTTATAAGTTCATTGAAGAAGAAAAGCCTCGCTTTGAAACAGAAGAATGGCTTGAAAATGAGATAGATGATCGATACACTTATCCCACGGATGAAGATTCAACTGAACTCGGTGAAGTCCCAGAAGAACCGAGGAAAGGAAGTATCAGGCCTTACTCACCTAACTACTTTAATCCAGGTCGTTACTAAATAAGAGCATGGATCTTCTTTATTTTATTTTGGGCTGTTTTGGCCTTACTCAACTCTTAGTTTATGGAAAGGTTTTTGATAAAATAAGACCTTCTAGTTATCTCTTTCACTGCCCCATGTGTATTGGCTTCCATGTTGGCTGGTTTTTGTGGGCTATAAACGGTTTAACAGAACTATTTACATTTGATTATTCCATAACTACCGCGTTTGTTTTGGCAGGCGTGGGTTCTGGATCTTCTTATGTTTTGTGTATGGTTTTTGGAGACGAAGGAATAAATTTGAAAATACGAGGTGAGAACAATGATTGAAAGCATGTGGACACTAAAGAAACGAATGTTGCGTCCAGCAACGCGATGCAAAGCTGGTTGTAGTATCACGCGGGGTGAGCCCGCATTCTGTTTGGAGAACAAAAATGAGCAAATATCTTTTACGAGAATACTATGAATTGTGTGCAGGCGGTGTCTGTGAGGATCTATTAACGGAAGCTGAAAAAGCTGAAGTAAGAAACGGTGCAGTTTATCTTTCTGGCGTTATGCAGAGAGTAGATGAACAAAACGGTAATGGGCGCGTTTATCCAAAACAAGTTTTAATGCGAGAAGTAAAAAATTACATGAAAACCGTAAAAGAAAACCGCGCTTGTGGAGAACTCGATCACCCAGAAGATTCAGTTGTAAATCTTAAAAATGCTTCCCACATGGTTACTGACTTGTGGTGGGAAAGCAATGATCTCAAAGGAAAAATTAGGGTTCTTTCAACCCCAGCAGGCAAGATTTTAGAATCACTTGTTAACGATGGAGTTAGGTTAGGCATTTCTTCTCGGGCTCTTGGATCAGTTCATGAGTCAGCAGGCAAAACAATTGTAGAAGATGATTTGCAACTCATTTGTTTTGATATTGTTTCTGAGCCCTCAACGCAAGGTGCCTTTATGCAATTGAGTGAATCAAAAATAAGACAACCATTCTCAAAAGCGGACAGGATAAATCGTATGTTAAATGATATTGTGGGAGATGAATAATGACAGAGACGCTTACAAAAAGAATGCAAAGATTAGTCAATGAAAAAAGACAGGAAGATATGGCAGCAACAAACGCTCAAATGGCTGCCGAAAAAACAAAGAAGCTCGCTGAATTAGCAGCAGAAAATGTTGATGCTAAATTGGCGGCTCTCAAAGCTGAACTGGATCCGCAAACAGATGCTGAATTAAAATCCCAGGGCAACCGATTTCTTTATAGCAAACTTGCTCAATCAAAAGAGGCAGAAGAAGAAAAGGCAAGACGAGGCGGTGGAATGGTCAATCAATGAAAAAATCAGAACTCAAACAAGTTCTAAAACCTCTTATTAAAGAGTGTATCAAAGAAGTTATTTTTGAGGATGGCGTTCTTTCTGGACTTATTACGGAAGTAGCACAAGGTCTAAGTGGTATTCAACCGCCCCAAATAAATAATACTCAACGCCAACCAATTCAAACCTCTAAATCCGAAACTGTTCTTGAAGCCAGAAAACAACTGAGCGAAGTTAAATCACAATTGCAAAATGCGACGGGCTTAAAGGGCATTTTTGAAGGAACCACCCCAATACCTCAAAAGAAAGGCTCCAAAAACTCTCAATATGGATCATTACGAGATAAAGATCCAAATGATGCGGGCGTTAATATTGATAGTTTAGTTAAAATGACAGGTGGATGGACAATATAACACAAGAAAGAAAAACAATGGAAGTTAAGATTAGAAAAAATGAGCCACCAGAGAATCTCATTAAAAGGTTTTTAAGGAAGATTAAAAAATCAAAAATTATTGATGAAGTTATGGATAGGAAATATTATAAAAAACCTTCCGAGAGGCGCAGAGAAAAAGAAGCCCGCAGACTTGCAGTGATCGAAAAACAGAAGAAAAAAGAAAAACAAGAAAGAGGGCATTAAAACTATTTATGTGGAAGAGGATTATATATTATGCCATTTAGATATCAAGCCGGTATTAGTTCAGTTGGTTCGTATCAAGTGTCTGGAGTTCCTTGGATTACTGGGTCTGTCGCTCTCGCGGCTGGAGCAACAGATAAGCTTACATTTCCCACAGTAGCCAAATCTATAACAATTATCAATACGGATGGGTTGGAGGCTACCGCAGATGTTGAATTAAGGGTGCATTTTAATGCACTTGCG